CAAAAGTCGCTTTTGGCGCATTCGATAAAGTTTGGGTTTTAGGAAAAGAAAACGTAAATAATGATAGCCTCTGCATTTCATATAATGACCCACAGCACACAAATAACCAAATGAACTGGGAGCGAGTTGGTAATTTACAATCTGGTCAGAGCGAACCTTGTCTGGTTTCCAACCTTGTAGGTAGAAAATGGGCGGCAATCCAGTCACCAAGGTTTTTTCTAAACACAGGAAGTCTATCAAGTTCGGTTGCCAATGCGGCTGACTGGAAGCAGGTAAATACTAATATCGGAATTACAGTAAATGCATGGGCGTGGGCACAAAGAGATGGCGAGTCCTCAAATGGACGTTTTGTTGCTGTTGGCGAAAAAGACGGCAGCGACTATGGTATATATTACAGCACTGATCTCGGTGTAAACTGGACCAAAGCAACTGCTGTTGCTAGACCGAGTGAGTCTCCACAAATTCTTCTTGACGTGACTTATGATGCAAGAAGAGACAGGTTTATCGCAGTTGGTGCGCGAGCACATATTTTGACAAGTTCTGACGGTGGAGAAAACTGGGGATCAATTGAAACAGTTGAATCCCATGGAAATCAAACATTCCATGGAGTTGAAACAGATAATTTTAACGCTGTAATTACTGGCGATAATCTAGCCTTTTACATAAGCACCGGAAGCCTCTCAACCTTTAATTCAATCCCCGCACCAAAAACCGCATCTGCGGATATTAATAGTGCCTGTGACTCATTTATGCCTGCTATTCCAAGCGTTGTGCGTGATCAAGTTGGGCGCGGTAATGAGTCGGCTAATACTGTATAAAGCTTTTAACAATACTATAAGCAATATTAACAGGCATTTCGTAAAATAATATACTATTTATATTTGACTAAATATATTTTATGGAGTGTCTATCTATGTCTACTTTGTTAGAACAAGCAATTGTTGATGCAGAAGCGTTAAAAGAAGCAGCAATTAAGAATGCTGAAGCAGCAATTATTGAAAAATACTCCTCTGAAGTTAAGGCAGCCGTCAACTCTCTTCTCGAACAAGAAGAAGAGGCTTTAGAGGAAGAAGAAAGTCCAGTAATGGACGAGGTTCCTTATGCTGTTGAAGAAGGCGACGAGCCCGTTATGGTTCGTTTAGACCTCGAAGCCTTAGAGCGTGCTCTGAGCGAGGAAGAAGAAGTCGTTGAGGAAACTCACGAAGACCTCGCTGACACCCTTGAAGAGGAGATCGAGGAGGCTATTGAAGCCGAAGGTGCTGAAGAACTCGAAGAAGAGGTCGAACTTGATGAAGACATCGAACTCGACGAAGAGGTTCTTGATGCAATTGCCGAAGAACTAAAGGTAGACGTAGGAATTCCAGACCAAGGTCTCGGTGGGCGCACTACCCCAACAGACAGAAATTTACAAGGACAAGAAGTCACCCTTGCTGCACTTAAGGATGACGATCTTGCTGAAGAGCGTGAAGCCCTACAGAAGGCTCGCGAAGAAGCCGACATGTACATGGAGCAAGTTGCGACTCTTAAGGAAGAACAGTCCAATATAGAAAAAACAGTTTTACATCTTAAGGAGCGATTGGAAGAAGTCAATCTTTCAAACGCTCGTTTACTATACACGAATCGGGTGTTAAATAGCACCTCCTTGAATGAGCGACAAAAAACAAGAATTGTCGAGTCTATTTCAAATGCCGGTTCTGTTGAAGAGGCGAAGGTAATTTATAACACCCTTCAAAGCGCAGTGGGAGAGAAGACAAAATCCTCTACTCCACAATCACTCCGCGAAGCAGTTGAAAAAACATCGCCAACACTCCCTCGTCGTAGGGAATCAACCGCTCAAACTCCTCACTTTGATAGGATGAGAGCACTAGCAGGCATAAAAGGAGAAAATAAATAATGTCCGTATTAGATAAACTAACAGAGGGTATTGTCAATCGTGACCTTTCACAAGAGGGTACTGCTCTTCTCGGTAAATGGGAGAAGACAGGACTTCTTGAGGGTCTAGAGAATGACCGTACTCGTAACAGCATGGCTCGCCTTTTGGAGAACCAGGCTAAGGAACTACTCCGTGAGAGTTCCTCAATGGCAGGAGGCGATGTCGAAGGCTTCGCTGCTGTCGCATTCCCAATTGTCCGTCGTGTATTCGGCGGCTTGATCGCAAACGACCTCGTTTCCGTTCAACCAATGAGCCTACCTTCAGGTCTCATTTTCTTCCTCGACTTCACCGTTTCCAACGAGACTGGTAGCCGTCTTGGAATGCTTTCCGGCGATTCACTCTATGGTGGTGGCAAGGTTGCAGCCGAAATCACTGGTGGTGTTAGCCTCGAAGGTCTCAACTCAGAGAATTCTTTCTATGCGTTGAACAATGGCTATTCTTCCCCAACCGGTTCCGGCGACGTTTCCGTTACCGCTATTACTTCCGGTACTTTTGGTGGCACTGGTGACGCACTCTGGTCAGCGGTTGGCGACAAGCTTCTTCGCTATGATCCAGACTTTACTTCTGGAACAACCACAGCAGTTGTAGCTTCTGTTGCTGTATCTGACCTTTCACAGCTTAACCTTGACAACTTGATCACAATTTCATCTTCTCAGGGTCTTGCTAATGCACAGCAGGTTCGCCGTCTTAGCCAGTTCTCTGGTTCTAATGGCGGTCTGTATCAGCCAGGTGATGCCAAGAACAATGTTCTATTGGTATTCGCTTCACTTGAGGGTACTGTAACACCTATTGCGTTGTCAAGCTCTTTCTGTGGCGCAGCAGAGTCACTTGTTTGGGCAATGGATGATGACTTCGTAGCAGGACAGGGACTCGGCTCAGTTGTCGGTGATCCTCAGTGGGGACTTGAGGCTCAGACCGCAATCCCTGAGATCGACATCAAGGTTGACTCTGTAAGCATCACTGCTATCACCAAGAAGCTCAAGGCTAAGTGGACTCCTGAGTTAGGTCAAGACCTCAACGCATACCACAACCTTGACGCAGAGGTTGAGCTTACTTCAATTCTCTCCGAGCAGATTGCTCTTGAGATTGATCGTGAGATCCTCGAAGACCTCGTTAAGGGTGCAACCGCAGGTCGCTATTACTGGTCCCGTGCAGCCGGTCGATTCGTCAACCGTCTCAATGGTCAGGAAATTGGTGCTTCTACTGCAACACCTGACTTCACCGGTACAGTATCCGAGTGGTACGAGACTCTCGTCGAGACCATCAATGATGTATCTGCACAGATCCACCGTAAGACTCTACGCGGCGGCGCTAACTTCCTTGTCTGTGGACCAGAAGTTGCTAACGTCCTTGAGTTCACCGCTGGCTTCCGTGCTAACATCACCGCTGATGCCGAGCAGGGCACCGTTGGCGCTGTTAAGGTTGGCGCTCTCTCCAAGAAGTGGGACGTTTACGTCGATCCATACTTCCCTCGCAACGTAATTCTCGTTGGTCGTAAGGGTGGATCCTTCCTTGAGAGCGGCTACGTATACGCACCATACGTGCCACTACAGGTCACACCTACTATCTTCGGAACCGAAGACTTCGTACCCCGCAAGGGCGTTATGACTCGCTACGGTAAGAAGATGGTACGTCCCGACATGTACGGACTCGTCATCGTTGTTGACCTCGTTTGATACGACTAAACAAACGGTAGTATAAAAGAATTCCCTCGTCAAGCAATTGGCGGGGGTTTTCTTTATGCCGTCAACTATTTAATGAGAGGAGACTTATAATTAATGGCGATACCCACCCTTACTCCCGTTAGTCAAGTTAGTGCAATCGTACTACCTTCCACTGGCGATACTACCTTAGTAGCAGCGAGCACCCCGATTGGAGTTTATGACAGTACAATAGATTTCCTATCAGGAGCAGCAGATCAAGTAGCATATACATATCAAAAACTTGGTGGCGATATTCTTGATATTGAATTAACCACTGGTAGCGTATACGCTGCTTATGAAGAGGCAGTTTTAGAATATTCATATATCATCAATATGCATCAATCCAAGAATATTCTTTCAGATGTCCTTGGAATGACAACTGGCACTTTTGATCATGATGGAGAGCTTAAAGCAGGCACTCTTTCATCAAGTCTAGACGGAGGACACGTATCACTAAAATATCCAAAGATTACTTTTGCTTTTAACCAGCGCTATACAGACGGTATCTCAACCCAAGCAGGCTTAGGTGGAACTACAACAATTTACTCAGCCTCTTTTGCAGCGACAGAAGGTAAGCAAGACTACGACTTAAATGCGATCATTGCAAATTCTTCTGCAGATAACGAAGATGCGGCAACAGGAGATCCAGTCCCTTACGCTGGCTTAGTTGAGGGCAAGAGACTTATCATTGACAAAGTTTATTACAAGACACCACAGGCAATGTGGAGATTTTACGGTTACTACGGGGGGCTAAACACTGTAGGTAACTTGGCTAACTACGGACAATACTCCGATGACTCAACCTTTCAGTTGGTTCCAGTTTGGCAGAATAAGGCACAAGCAATGGAGTTCGAGGATGCGATTTACACAAGAAACTCGCACTACTCTTTTGAGTTGGACAACAATAAATTAAGAATCTTTCCAAATGCTGTAAGTCCAGGCGGCATAACACCTGGAAACTATCATTTTGATTTTAGGATTGTTGAAGATGCCTGGGTAGAGACAACTGGCTCTGCTTCGGGTGTTGACGGCATCAACAACATGAATACTCTTCCATTTGCTAATATTCCATATGATAACATCAACTCAATTGGAAAGCAATGGATTCGTCGTTTTGCTCTTTCGCTCTGCAAGGAGACACTCGGACAGGTTCGCTCAAAATATGCAACCGTTCCAATTCCAGGTGAGTCAGTGACCCTTAACGGTCCAGCGCTTATTTCCGAGGGCAGAGAAGAACAGTCAAGTCTTCGCGATGAATTGAAAGATACACTAGATCAGTTAACTTATCAGGCACTTGCTGCTAAGGATTCAGATATTAGTGATAACATTAATAACCTAAACAAGAACATCCCAGCGGGTGTGTTTGTTGGGTAGGGGGCTATTAAATGTCAGACGACGATAAATGGAAACAACCCGCTCAGCCGCCACCCCCGCTATTCTTGGGTGAGAAAGAGCGAAACCTTGTAAAGCAGGTTAACGACGAACTTATTGAGCGAGTCATTGGGCAGCAGATTGTTTACTATCCTATCGACGACTCAATCACCCAGTATAACAACCTTTATGGCGAGGCAGTAGAGAAATCATTCCTACCCCCAGTTCGCGTATATGCTCTCGTTGACTATCAGAGCCGAGACACAAAAGCCGATACCCCTGCCGGTTTGGATAAAGAAAACACAATTACAATTTATTTTCACAAAAGAAGATTGATTGAGGACCAGGATCTTTATGTTCGCGAAGGCGACTTTGTTTTGTATGGCGATTATTTTTATGAAATTGTAAGCACACAATGGGCAAGACAATTGTTCGGGCAAATTGAGCATACATTTGAGATCGTAGCAACAGGCTACTATTCACGAGAGGGACTATTCGATGCCACCTGATAACCCAAGAGAACAAGAACTTGCACCACTCAAAGAGTTAGAGATCCAGCCCTCAACTATTGAGACTATTGATCGTGCCCTCTTCGAATATATTGACGAGGAACTTGATATCTTCTGCAGCACAAACAAAGGCTTTAAGAAGGTGCCTTTTATCTGGGCAGGAGCCGAACGTGCTTTTCAGATCAAGCACAATAGAGAACTCCGAGACGTTAACGGCTTCTTAATTTACCCCATCATGTCTCTTGAGCGTAAAGGCATTACAAAAGATCTTGCAAAGCGTGGTGCTTATTATGCAGCAGCACAAAACGTTGGTGATACCAAAGGTGGCTCAATGACTGTTGCGAGAACAATTAAACAAGACAAGACAGCCAATTTTGCGAATGCTGACTCCAAGCGTTTAATTTTGAACACTGTCGGTAACGGACAAAATAACTTTCCAAAGAAAAACGAGAAAGTTGTTTACGAGACAATCACAGTTCCTATCCCAGTTTATTTGGAGGTCACTTATACCCTAACTGTAATGACTGAATACCAACAACAAATCAATGAAATTATCACACCTTTCATGACCAAAACAGGTGCTGTAAATTATTTTATTGCAGAGAAAGACAACCATCGTTTTGAAGTTTTTATTGAGTCAGATTATGCACTAAATAACAACGCAGCATCGTTGCTCGATGATGCCCGAGGATATGAAACACAGATCAACTTTAGAGTTATCGGATACATCATTGGAGCCGACAAAAACCAAGAGCAACCTAAGATTGTTCGAAGAGAAAATGCAGTTGAAGTAAAGATCCCAAGAGAACACGTAATCTTTGGTGATATCCCTGAAAACCTGCACGTTAGCGGCAACGTTCCTTTTTATCGTTCATAAGGTTATATTTAGGACTTTCGTCAATTTATTAACTATTTATTAACGATAATAAGAATATTTTTATTCCTAAGAGATATTAGCGCGACAAGGAGACACTTTGTAATGTCAGTTAAATCTTTCAAGTTTATTTCACCAGGCATTTTCATCAATGAAATCGACAACTCACAACTACCTGCTGTTCCAGGCGAAATTGGTCCAGTAGTTATTGGTAGAACAGAGCGAGGACCAGCAATGCGCCCCGTTCAGGTTAATTCTTTTTCAGAATTTGTTAATGTTTTCGGTAACCCAATTCCAGGCGGTCAAGGTGGCGATGTCTGGCGTGACGGTAATTACACCGCCCCTACCTATGCCGCATATGCTGCACAAGCATACTTGCGTAACAGCAATGCACTAACAGTCGTTCGTCTCCTCGGTGCTCAAAAGGCTGGGCTTTCCAGCACATCTGCTGGTCGTGCAGGTTGGGAAACCTCTGGTTCTAACACTACTTCTGCCGCCACAAACGGTGGTGCTTATGGACTTTTCGTCTTCCCATCAGGTTCAGCCACAACAGCGCTCACTGGTACACTCGCAGCAGTTTGGTATCTCGACAAGGGAACAATCGAACTTTCTGGTACAATTCGAGGAACTTCCACCCAAGCAGAAGCTTCAGCAGTTCTTATGCAAGATGCAGCAAAAGTTGGTGTAATTGCGGGTGCAGGAACAAATGAGTACAAAGTCGTTATTAAAGATGAGAGCGGCAATACTGAGCACGAGACTTCATTTAACTTTACTCGCTCAAGCTCAAAGTATATTCGTAAGGTATTCAACACAAACCCAACACTTATTAATGATGCTATCACAAGAACAGCACAGCAAGAAACTTATTGGCTTGGACCTACATTTGAGAAAGAGGTTGCATCTGTTGCTTCGGGAGATTCTTTTGGTGTTATCTTGGGGCTCGATAATGGTTCAGCCACCAAAACTAGCGCCGCCGACTTCCGTTTTGGATTCCAAGCAGCACAGACTCCTTGGATTATTTCTCAAGACCTTCAGTCTTCTTTCTCCGGCTTCAACCCAGAGAGTATGACTAAGCTATTCAAGTTCCACACACTTGATGCAGGCGAGGACGAGCAAAAGAAAGTTAAAGTTTCTATTGTTGATGTCAAAGCCTCCACCACTGACGCAGACCCATACGGCTCCTTCAGTGTTGAAGTCCGCGATGCACGCGATAGCGACAACGCTCCAGTAGTTATCGAACGCTACAGTTCAGTAACTCTTAACCCCAACTCATCACAGTACATTGCACGAGTTATCGGTGATCAGTTCATCGAGTGGGACGACACCGAGCGCCGTTACCGTGTTTACGGAAACTATACAAACGCTTCTTCACTTATCCGTGTTGAGGTCAACGAAGATGTTGATGCCGGTGCAACCGACGCAAGACTACTTCCATTCGGTTCATTTGGTCCAGTCCGCTATAAGGCGTGGAGTTTCCTCTCAGGTGGTGCTGAGCCATCAGATCGTTGGGTCAACGGTGCCGCAGGTATTCCAAATGCCCATGATGCAGGTGTAGCATTCATGGATGTTGACAATGCAACAGGACAAGCATTTACTGGTTCACTAGTTTATCCAAGTATCCCGCTACGAGTTAGTGCTTCCGATGGAGACATTCCAGATCCACTTGATGCATACTTCGGTATCGACACTACTCAAGCGAACAATAACCGCTTTGAAGACAGTTATATTGATCTTGTAAGAGTTCTGCCAGCAGAACTTGACTCATTTACTACAACAACTTCAACTGAGTTCTCTTACGTATTCACTCTCGATGATCTAAGTTCATCATCCGGTGGAGCAGCAGGACAGGTTGCAGTATATGTTTCTGGTTCTCGTGCAGCAGGTAACTCTTTCACCGCAGTTAGTGGAACTTACGAGCAAGTTCTCGATCTTGGCTACAATCGCTTCACTGTTCCAATGAACGGCGGCTTCGATGGTCTCGATATCACCGAGAAAGATCCTTTCAACAATACTCGAATGGGTTCTTCCGATGCAGCAAGTTCCACTTACTACAGTGCTCGACGCGCAATTGATACAGTAGGAAACCCAGAAGAAGTAGAATTTAACTTAATGGCTATGCCCGGTATCTACAAAGAATCACTCACAGACCATATGATTGAAGTTTGCGAGAACAGAGGTGACGCACTTGCAGTTATCGATCTTGATACTGGCTATAGAAGTTCGGCTGAGAATACCCAATCCGTTCAGAATAATCTCGGCTCTGTCTCAACCGCAATCAGCAACCTACAGAATCGTAGAATCAACTCAAGTTATGGTTGCGCTTACTACCCATGGGTCCAAATCCGTGACACCATTAGTGATAGCCTACTATTCGTTCCACCTTCAATTGTTGCTCTTGGAACTTTCTCCAGCGCACAGAAAACTTCAGAACTATGGTTCGCTCCCGCAGGATTCACCCGTGGTGGACTTACCGAAGGATCAGCAGGAGTTCCAGTCATTCAGACACGCGAGCGCCTAACTTCCAAGAATCGTGACGATCTTTACGAAGCAAACATTAACCCAATTGCGACTTTCCCATCCGAGGGGATCGTAATCTTTGGTCAAAAGACCCTACAGGTTACCCCATCTGCACTTGATAGAATTAATGTTCGCCGCCTTATGATCTTCCTAAAGAAGGAGATCTCAAGAATCTCAGCAACAATTCTATTCGACCAGAACGTTCCAGCAACTTGGAACCGCTTCTTGTCCCAGGTTGACCCCTTCCTACGAAGCGTCCAGTCCAGACTTGGATTGACTGACTACAGAGTTGTACTCGACGAGACCACAACAACCCCAGAGTTGATTGATAGGAATATCATGTACGCCAAGATCTTCCTTAAACCAGCCCGATCAATTGAATTCATCGCTCTTGACTTTGTTATCACAAATACAGGCGCAGGGTTCGAGGATTAATGATAAGATACTATATAGTACAAACAGGAGACTTATAAATAATGGCAAAATCAAACTTTTGGCTAAACCCAGAATTCGAACCCAAAAGACAATTTAGATTCTTAATTGAACTTACAATTGGAGGACAGAACTTGCAATTCCTCGCACGCTCTATTGATCGTCCTTCTTATACTATTACTGATAATCCTCACCAGTTCTTTAACCACACCTTTTACTACCCAGGTCGTATTACTTGGAATACTATTTCCTTGACTCTTGTTGACCCTGTTAATCCAAATGGTGCCGAGGTTCTTTATGAGTATCTTTCCAGTATCGGTATTGCAAAGCCAACAAGTAACGCAACCGCAACCGGAACTACTATTACAAAAGAATCAGCTACATCTGCTCTTGGTAACTTAGTTATTAAAGAGATGGGAACTAACCCAGGTTCACCAGACACTGTTGTTAAGGGCAACTGGCAGTTGTTAAACGCTTTCCTCACTGAGGTTAACTTTGGTTCACACTCATACGATTCCGAGGATATGATTGACATCACCATGACTGTACGTTATGACTGGGCAGAGTACCAGCAAGGCGATGTACAGGCTCGCGGCACCTGATAAATATTTTTGTAGAAACTATTTAAAATACGACACAGATACGTTATACTGTGTATAGACTATTTTAAAGAGGTGTAAATGTCTAGAAACAAGCAGCGTACCACGGCTGCTGCGTCTGCTCCAACTCCCGCTATGGAAGCAGCACCGGCACAGCCAGCAACGCTTTCATATGTAACTCCAACCGAGTTTGTTGAACTTCCTTCGCGCGGACAGTTTTATTCCCCAGAACATCCACTACATAACAAAGAAGTGATTGAGATGCGGTATATGACAGCAAGAGATGAGGATATTTTGACTTCTCGCTCTTTACTCAAGAATGGACTCGCTATCGAGCGCCTGTTGGAAAACCTTATTGTTGATAATGGTGTTCATCCAAACAATCTTTTGATCGGTGATAAAAATGCACTTCTTGTTGCGGCACGAGTATCGGGCTATGGCGAGAACTACAATGTAACTATTAAGTGCCCTTCTTGTAGTACCAATGTCGCTCATGACTTTGATCTTTCTGCACTCTCCGTTAATCACGGTGTCCAGCCTGACGAAGACAGCGCGAGCGGTGTAAACAAAACAGACCGAGGTACATTTATCGCTGAACTTCCAAGAACTAAGTTTTCTGTAGAGTTTAGGCTTCTAACTGGAGAAGACGAAATTTATCTTTCTAAAGCATCGGCACAGTTGGCAAAACTAAACCTACCTGATGCTGGAGCAACAAACCTTCTTAAGCGACTTGTTGTAGAGGTTAACGGAGTAAATACCCCTTCCGAGATTCATAACTTTATTGACAACATGCCTGCACAGGATGCTCGTCATCTTCGTGCTTGCGTTCAGGTTGTTACTCCTAACTTGGATATGACACAAAGTATTGAGTGTTCGTCTTGCGGTGCGGTAACTGAAATGGAGGTGCCGTTTACTTCGGAGTTTTTTTGGCCTAAGCAATGAATACATGGAGAATGTTTATGAGCAGTTCTTTTATTTAAAATTGCATGGTGGCTGGAGTTTTATCGAGGCTTATAACTTGCCAGTACAGTTAAGAAACTGGTTTGTTAGGCGCTTGACGAAACACTTCGAAGATGAGAAACAGGCAATCGAAAAAGCCAGAAAGAAAACAAGATAATAAAAACGGGCATTTATTGCCCGTTTCTTTTTATACAAAACTATTTATAAGAGATAAATATACTTGGAGGTCCGTATAATGAATAAACCAAACGATTTGGTTCCTATTAAGATTAACTTAAACCCCAGCGAAGCAGATCTGCTGAACGAAAGTTTTCTCGCTATGATGGGTGGAGCAATTCAGACAATCCTAACCGGAATGTTTGGAGGCAACACTATTCCTGTAAGAATTGCTGGAACTCGACAACAAGTAGATTCATTCAAAAAGGCTTTGGGCAACGAGGCACGATACCTCAAGTCAATGAAGCGATACGGATTAGACAAGCCAGAGACCTTAAAGACTAAGGCTCAATTAGATAGGGCAGTCAAGAATTTTGAGCGAGAGACTGGCATTAAGTGGCCATTTAAATAGGGGGAAAATAAATGGCGTTAAGTGCAGGCGATCTTCAAAGACTGTTTGAGCAACTTAGAAAGAGTCTAAGTGTTGAGGAGCTTAGTGCGTTTCAGGCAGAACTGGTTGATGTAGAAGACAAGCTCACTAGTAACACTGCCTCCATCAAGCAGCAAACAGAAGCTTTTGAGAAGCTAACAAAATCAGTCAAAAACACCAGAGAAGAACAAGCAGCCGCCACCAAAGCCACCGAAAGTTTTGATGCCGCCCTTCAAAATAGTATTAAAACACTCACGGGTGTTGAGGATGCATCGAACACACTAATCGGCTCTTTTACTAACTTAGTGAGCAAAACGGGCGACTTAAGTAAAGTAACAGAACAACTTGCGGAAACGCTCGATAAAACGTTTACTTCTCTTAATGTTGGTACGTCAATTGCAAGAAAGTTTGCTGAATCCACAGGTATTATGGCTAAAGAGATTGACGCAGGAACAGCCGCGTTTAATCGGGCAACAGGTGCTGGTGGTGTTTATAACAAACAAATTCAAGCAGCAGAGAGAACAAATCGTCAATTCGGATTATCATTCGAAGAGAACGCGGCTGCCAGACAAGACTTGATGGATGGACTTGCTGGCTTTGGTGCAATGCAGGCAGAAGAGCAATCACGTCTCTCAGTCTTATCGGCACAGTACAGCCGCCTCGGAGTGTCATTCGCAGAATTTACTGGTATTCTCCAAACAGGAACAAGGGCTCTTGGAATGACAACAGGGCAAATGGAAGGCGCAATTGAACAGACACGCCTTCTTGCTCAAGGGCTTGGCATTAGCGTACCACAGGCAATATCCGATCTCAATGCCACATTACCTCAGTTGGTTGCTTTTGGCGATAGGGCAATTGATATTTTCGCAGAACTTACAAAAACATCGCAAGAAACAGGAATTGCTGTTGGAGAGTTAGTCAGTATCTCCGGTGGCTTTATGACCTTTGATGATGCAGCCTCCGCAGCAGGAAACTTAAATGCAGTTCTTGGAACCCAGCTTTTTGATACCATGGGGCTTCTCGAAGCGCAATTGCAAGGACCAGATGCGTTCATCAATTTATTAAGAACACAACTTCAGGGGTCAATAGGCGACTTCGAAGAACTTAACGTGTTCCAGCAACAAGCAATCGCAAATGCGGCTGGACTAAGTATTGAGCAAGTAGCGATGCTTATGAACTCACAGGACGCATCAGAAGAAAATACACAACTACAAACAGACTTTAATGAAGCACTGCAAGCAGGTATTGGTTTGATGGAACAAATGACTATATTTGGAAAGCAGATGGCTATTGCTGTACAGCCGGTTGTCGAAGGTTTGACCACTATTTTCAGAGGCTTAAATGAGGTAATAGCAGAAGCCGGTAACCTTATAAAAATTACATTCAGTGTTGCCTCGATAGGGCTCGCTGTCGGTGCCGTCAGTAGACTGACGGGAGCATTGTTTGGTTTAGCTGGAGCAGGAAGAGCGGCAGGATTGGCGGGCACTATTGGCAGACTTGGTTTAGGCGCTGCTGGTTTCGCAACCGGAGGCTTACTGCTGGCAGGCGGAGCATACGGTATTGGCAAGCTTGCCGGTGCTTTCGCAAACGGAACAAGTTCCACACCCCCAGGTCGAATTCTGGTAGGTGAGAACGGACCAGAAATTATTGAGCAAGGCGGAGGGAATATTGTACATTCGAATGACACTGTTCAGGCTGCTACAAGATTAGCAATGGGCGGAGGAACAAATGAAGCTGTTGTCGCCGCTATAAATGCACTCGCTGATCAGATGAAAAACAATAAGACCGAGGTCCACACAACGGTCGAAATTGACCGCAGAAAAATCGGAGAAGTAATAAATGAACACTTCGGTGAAGCAGGGAGTTCTCCATTAAGAGGAATCGGATAATATGGCTCAACGTCCTGTACATAGAGACGTGTATTCAGATACATACTCGGTTGGAGGCTTTGCAGCAGCCAGACAGTATATCTTAACCTTCACACATGTCGCAACGGGACATAGCGTATCGTTCCCTGCGACAATTCAGGAACTAAATGACACGCACACTGCTGAGATAAGTGAGCAGATTTTCGCAGACCGAATGGATCCACTCATTCAACAGGCAAGTGCAGATAGAAGTATATCATTTAGTTTTAAAGTTCTTAACTCATCTATCGAGGAAGCAAGATATAACGAGCAAAGCATTAACATGCTAATGCAGATGATGTACCCTAAGCTAAGACAAAACGGCGAAGTTGAAGCAGGTTCGTACATCAAGGTTACTGGACTTAATATGATAAAAAACACAATATCTGATAAAAGCGTAACTTGTTTAATTGAACAGATTAACTATAGCCCCGATATTGACGAGGGCTTTATTGCCCCGAACCCTAACGAAATTCACCCAATTGGACTAACTATTTCAATTAGTGCAAAAGCTATTATTCCAAAGTCGAGGACAGGATCAGAAAATCCATATCCAAACAATTATCCGAGGTATAGATAATGAGTTAT